TATTCTTGACATATAGCGAAATCAAATTCTCCAGAGTCAACCTTATTAATATTTATAATACTGCCAGCGGTGACTTCTACACCAATATCATTATTACTGACACTACTTAATGCCCCTCCAATTATGTGATATGGTGTTTCACTCTCGCCAGTTCCAAGACTATATTTATTATATAATTTTTTCTCTATTACCAATCCCTTATCATTAATATAACTAAAGCTATTAAACGTTTCACTTACCCCTCCATAAGTAGTTATTATTTGTTTATATTTTGTATATAAAACCGATATTAGAATAATAATTAATAATATATAAAACATATACTATAATTTAATATACTAATTTAAGATAAATATACTAATTTAAGATAAATATACTAACTTAAGATAAATATACTAATTTAAGATAAATATACTAATTTAAGATAAATATACTAATTTAAGATAAATATACTAATTTAAGATAAATATACTAATTAAATATATCATTAAATTCTAATATGAACAATCATTTGAGACTAAAAATGTCAGTAGCACTATATTTACTATTTATATTTATAATATTATTCTATAAACCACAATTCATATTTACGAAGGAAGGCAACCTGAAAGAATTTGGAACTGGGGAAGATAAAACCATTATGCCATTATGGATTATGTTTGGACTAATAAGTATTATTTCATATTATTTGACATTGGTGTTAATTATTTGACATTGGTGTTAATTATTTGACATTGGTGTTAATTATTTGATCTTTATATTCTAATAATTTATAAGTGTCACAATCCAATAACCGTCCCAATAAATTAACATAATGCGTAAAATTTATATTATCACTATCCATAAAAATAATCTCATTTATTTTTTTATTACTATATAACTTATTAAAAGCTGGTGTTTCTATAGCGTTAATACGACTACATATAACATATTCACTTTTTATAATATTATTAATAGTGGCAACCGTCATAGCATATTCGGAAAGAACCACAATTGTCTTTTTTTGTTTTATTTTTTCCAGAATGTATAGTAATTTGCTATTTTTATGTTCGTGCTTACCGATGAGATAAACCGAACTTTGTTTAATCTTTTTTCTACAGTTCGGACAGGAATTCGATAATTTTAAATTAAAATGAATACATTTTTTACAGAAATAATGCTGACACTCGGTTATAGCCATGTTTGAGATGAGTATAGTATCGAGGCAAATACTACATATTTGCTCCACTGTATTCTTTTTTTTAAAATCAAGTGGTGTAATATACTTATTATGACTATAATTATTCGGAAAACTTAAATAGGACCGATAGGTATCGGTATCTAAATATTTACTATATCTTTTTTCATTATAGGATAATTTCATGCTTTTTTTATTAATATTTTTATTTACTTTCGGTTTTAATTTAAATATAATATTTTTTAGGGTTTCGATATTATGACTATTATTAAAATTAAAATTAATATTCATCTTGGTAGTTCCAAGCGCGATATATATTATTTTATGAAGCGTGGTTTCAGTCATTAATGTCGGATGAATAAATAGTATTTTGGGGGTTTTAAATTGGCATGTATAGGGAATAAATACTGGATCGGTTATTCTATCCAATATAACCTTATCCCATTTGGATTCCAATAATACTTCCGGATTTTTTAGGAAAGTCATTTTATCGACCACCGTATATTTACGTATATTACCATGGGATTTATTACTATAATGATGTATAGCGTTTTTATTATCATGGATGATTAAGATACGTTTACCATAACATTTCGTATAATCATACGAGCCAATAATGATTAATCCATTTACATTAAATGTATGTTGTTTCGGTTGTGATAAATAGAACTGTTTGGTATCTAAATTTACGTAAATGTTATTTATAACCACAATATTATGTTCATATAATGCGAGGGAATGTGGTTGGGAATGTGGGTGAGAATACAGATTGTCCGTTTCGGGGATATCTAATAATCCCAATTTATGACTATTACGTTGAATCAATGATATTAATTCGGTTTTATTCGGTATTGGCTTGTTATTTTTAATCATTCCATATAATTTTGAATAATCTAAATCTACCATAATTTTTATATTGTAATCAGTGGTTATGTCCTGTGTAACATGAACAGTATAATAGTTTTTATTACTTGGTATATTAGCCAACCCTATAACGACCGAACCCTTATTGTCTATTAATTGTTTTTGGTTTTTAGATATATATACATCTTTATTGGTGATGAATTGATATGAATGGAGTAAAAACATATATAGAATTTACACGATATTCTTTAAATTATTAATTTATACTATATTATTATGCGCACCCTTATATTATTATTGTTACTGACATATATTATATTATTAATTACCACCCGCTTATACAATCGTGAAAAATTTACTATAAAACCGAATTATATATGGCTTTATTGGGAAAATAAGTCCGGGTCGGTGGAACCACCAAAATATATACAATTATGTCACGATACGGTACGCAAACATTGCGGTTCCAATTTTGTAATTAATATTCTAAATGAAAAAACCATACATAATTATGTAGCAGATTTACGCACTGATGTCGAAACTTTAAATATCCCACAAAAAGCCGATTACTATAGACTCAAATTATTATATGAATATGGTGGTATATGGTTGGATTCAGATATTATTGTTATGAAAAACCTCACGCCCATCATCAATAAATTAAATAATAAACATGATTTTGTTGGTTTTGGGTGCCATTACCGTAAATGCGAACATTCCGGTCATCCTAAACCCGCTAATTGGGTAATGGCGTCAAAACCACATACCGAATTTATGCGTCGTTGTGTATCTGAATGCGATACATTATTAAATAATATGGGACCACAATCATTAAATAATAATAAAAATTATTTTGCTTTAGGCCGAACCTTATTATGGAAACAAATAAAATATTGTCGTGAAAATATAAAAAATTGGGACTATTATCATTATGATTCGAAATGTCTGGATCGCGATAGCCAGTATGTTAAAATACGCAATAAACGGCTTATGTCTACTGAAGACATTGATAGTGGATGCGCCGATAAATCGCTATTTATTCCAGTATATAATACGGCACCTGGTTTCCCAAAAGACTTCCTTAATTTATCCAAAGATGAAATATTAAAAGGTGACTTATTGATTTCCAAATTATTTAGAAAATCATTATGAAGACCAACCAATAAATATGGCTAATAGAATATAATAAAAAAAACTTAAAAATTGAATAATAACAATACATAATGTTAAATATATAAAGTTATAAAACCATAACCTAACCATGGATTACGTTATTTATCATCACACGAGTGAACTTGGACCAAAACAGTTTACTTTAGAAAAATTACCAACAGACCTTAAAAATATTAATATTAATATTAGATATAGTCCAGAGGTAGATAGTCTATTGGATGTATTATATAAAATAAAACATTCGGATACACAGGTATCTGATATGGCGATGGAAAAGGATTCTATTTTAGCAATTGAACAAACGCTGGAACATAACCCTAAATCCATTACAAATTTATATAATATTAAAGGAAACATTATTTATCATTCTAATAATGACGATTACTTTGGATGCCATAATGCGAAAGAAACTGAACAAAATAACATATATGGAAAATTGCTGATGAAAATACGCGATAAACATATATATTATAGTGCGAGAACACCAGAACAAATTATTTGTGAATTATTAGAAAAACTGAATAACGCTATTAATTGTTATTCATCAATGGCTATTATAGGAGGTTCGTGGGCCCTAAAACAAATGGAAATTAAATTAAAACGTGAAAAATCTTGGGTTCCCGATGATATTGATATATATATAACAAACCATATTTCATGGGCTAAGACTCAAAATATTATTCGTTTCGTCTTTAAAGATTATCATGTAATTTCAGGGAATTATAAATGTATTCAGCTACTCATGCCCGTATATAATATTAAAATTCAACTTGTTAGAATGACTAATCTATTTAATTGTGTATCTGATTATTCGATTGATCAACTTGATAGTGCTATTGATATTTCTATTACAAAATGTTTTATGGTATATGAATACGAAGAGTCGTCGTGTGTTGATCCAGTATACCATGATTCATATAAGATACAGAAATTCGAAGGAACCAAAATTACACTTATGGCGAAACATAGTGTAGTGGAAGATATTATCCATAATCGATGTAGTTTTTATGGTAATGAGAGCTATGATGAAGCATCTATGTATGCGTATCGACAAAAAAGACTCGAAAAATATTTTAATCGTGGATATATCAATGTTATTCACGAACCTCGCGAATTGACGCCAATTTTGAATAATTATATGGAATCTGTAATTCTATGGTAGTAATCTCTATATTATTAATACATATTATTTGTTAAAATTATATTTTTTTTTTATTCAGTATTATGAATATGGATTATGTTAATACAGTTAGTTATTTAGAATTAATGTTAGATAATGTACCACTTAATATTCCATGCTAATATAGCACAAGCTCATATGTAGCAGGGTATTTGGTGTCTACAGTGGTATTATCTGCCGGCGTATTGAGACCAGTTTTGGGTGCCGGATAATTATAAAACTCTCTCGGCTGATTATTATTTTTAACATTTGATGATGTAGTGACCTCCCCATCTTCTGGTATAGTGCTTAAGTTTTTATTTTTATTTTCAATTTCAATTTCCTCTATACGGGTCAATATATTCGTAAAATCATTATTATATGATTCATTGTCCGATTTCCAACATGTAGATATAATTTTATCAAAAACAATAGTAGGACAATTTGGTGGATTTGTTAATAAGGTTCCTGCAACTATTGATTGTCCAGCTTCTTGATTAGATAGATTTTTATATGGAACTTCACCATCTGTAAAAATTTCATACGCTGTAATACCAAATGCCCATACATCTGATTTTTTACTGAATTTTTGTTTAGTTAAAACCTCTGGAGAACACCAACGAATTGGTAAAAGCATAGGTTTATTTCCAGATGGACTATAAAATGCATTATTAGCGGGATTATTATTGTGTATAGGGTTATATAATGTTATTACTTCTGTTGGGACTGGGACTTCATAAGGATTTTGGTTTTGGGGGACTGGGACTTCATAAGGATTTTGGACTGGGACTGGGACTGGGACTGGGACTGGGACTTCATAAGGATTTGGGTTTTGGACTGGGACTTCATTACCACTACCACCTTTTAATACTATTTCTTTAATTTTACCAACCTCTTTCGACATGCCAAAGTCTGCGACTTTGGCATTGGAATCGGCATCTAATAAAATATTTCGTGCTCCTAAATCACGATGGAACACCCCCTTATTATGAATATGCTCCATGCCTTTACATATTTGTTTCATTAAGTTTAATTTAAATAGAATGTTGTCATTTTCAGGCACTTCTGGCTTGTGTTTTTGCAGATAAGACAATAAATCACCATTACTACAAAATTCTATAACTAAACATGGGTTTAGATTACCGTCAATTGTTAGTTCACTTTCACCATATAATTTTATAACATTAACGTGACCAAACATAGAACCTATATGTTTTTCAATTAAAAAATCTGCTTTTGAATCATCGTCTGTTTTAGTTAAGACTTTAATGGCGACGGGAAGCCCAGTATTGTTATTGTTATTTTTATATGTTCCTTTATAAACCGTACCAAAATTTCCCTCACCTAAAACCGCACATGGCGTTTCGTCACATTTAATATTGGCTTGATCAATTATGTTGGTTATTTTATTTATAGGTATCCGTGTCGGTGTCTGTGTAATTCTATCTAATCGCGCATTCATACGCTTCCTCATTATTTTCATATTTTTCTGACTAAATAATGTTCCAATATTTCTAGCATTGGCTACCATCATCGCAGATTTGTCAGGTTGTCTTGGGCCGAACCCACCTTTTTTCAGGTAGTATTTTCTTTTAGTTTTATTTTTATTTTTATTTTTATTTTGGAGTTTCGGATTAGTTTTAGTTTTAGTTTGGCGTTTCGGATTAGGTTTAGTTTTAGTTTTATTTTTATTTTGGCGTTTCGGATTAGTTTTAGTTTTAGTTTTAGTTTTATTTTGGGGTTTATTGTGTTTAATAGAAGATGATGGCATTATAATATAAACGCATATTATTATTATAAATAATATATTTTCCTATTTTTAAAATAGGAATTTATTTGGAGTTGTTTCGTAATGAATATTAATATTTAATATTAATACTTAATATTAATATTAAATAATTATCATCAATACCATATTTCGGCATTATATTAAAGAGTATTCGAAACATATATACTAAAATAATTAAATTTATTATCTAAATGGAGCAGTTAATTCTCGAACTCTATACTAAAAATTGTATTAAATTCGGCGATTTTACATTGAAAAATGGGACTAAATCTACAATTTATATTGACTTGAAAAATATAATATCACATCCTTATCTTACGAATACCATAACAAATATATTATATAATAAAATAAAATGTTTGAAATTTGATAGAATATGTGGTGTTCCCTATGGTGCTATTCCAATAGCATCACTTATTGCGTTCAATCATAATATTCCATTATTATTAATAAGAAAGGAAACCAAGACTTATGGATTAAAAAAATTAATTGAAGGTGAATATAATGCAGGTGATGAAATTATATTGGTTGAAGATACTATCACTACTGGCAGTAGTATTCTAAAATTTATTGAAATATTAAACCGATGTAAGATTAAGGTATTGAAAATCGTTGTTATTTGCGACAGACGAGAAGACCCAACCGCATTATTAGATGGTTATAAAATAGATACAATTATAACCTTCAAAGAAATACAGACTTTCTTAAAAAAACATATTTTCATAGAGCGTCTAAATCAATACCCGACAAATTCTATTAAATCAGTCGAATTAATCAAATGTATGGAAACAAAACTTACTAATATATGTCTAACATTAACACAAGCTAATTTTATCGGTATTGACCGGTATTTAGATAAAATATGTATATTAAAAATAAATAATATAAACTATCAACCCAAAACTATTCAACAATTAATCGAACTTTCAAAAAAATTTAATTTTAAGTTACTGGAGGCGACCTGTTATAATCAAATCCATACACAACAACAGTTCTTTGATTTATTTACCAAAAATCATCAACTTTATAAATGGATTGATTTTATTATAATACAAGATACAAGTCTCACTAATTTACTACCCATATTTAGTAAAATTAAGACACATATAGGAATTCTCATTAAATATACCGATATGGATATTAACGTCATAAAACTCATCATTGAAAAATACCGAACTTGTATAGTGGGTATCTTAGACTATAATGACGATGAGAAACTGGGTGTGATAAATTTTTCAAAACAGATGATCGCAATCTAAAAAAAAGGAATTATTAGTCAGTATCCCACATAACAGCCCCATCAACAACTGTATCCACATCCGGTGCCATATCATTTTCTAATAATGATGTATCTTGTGGTGTATCCACAATAGGGATATAATTATCGGCTTTATCAAAAATACCGTAAAATAAATTAAATAAAGCACAGCCGATTACAATTATCCCACATCCCATCGTATTATAATTAATGCCCAATAGTAATAATCCATAATTAAAAAACACAAGTGACACTATATAGAAATATATGTTATTTATCATGGGAATATGGCGGTCTATTGTGGATTTATTTAATAATAAAATCGCAATAAAGGGTATACTTAGAAACGTATAGACTCCAATAATACAGTCAATCATTCGTAATTTTTCAGTGAATATAACACTGGCGCCACTAAATAATAATATTATGGAAATAATATTATATACCCGTATATAATTTAGCATTTCGGTTTATTGATCTTCTTAATTATATTCTATAATTATTCTATAATTATATTCTATAATTAGTCTATAATTATATTCTATAATTATTCTATAATTATTATTCTATAAATAGTTTATAGAATCATTATGGTGTTGTGGCAGTTGGTGCTATTGAACCACGGCAATTGGGACATGTCGAATTATCGATTAGCCACGTATCTAAACATCTGTGGTGGAAATAATGTCCACAATTATTTATTTTACGCACAATATTATTGGTTTGATAATTATCATGACATATAGAGCACTGTTCATTTTCATTTTCAGTTATATCGATAGTAGTATTAATTAATATAGTATTATGGGTAATGGATGTGTTTGCTGGTGGTGCCGGTGGTGTAAACGGCATTTCATTTATTAGTGTATTAATCATATTTTCTAAATTGGGGGGTTGTCCAGCCATGAAGGATACGCCAGTCGCATATGGATTATTGGGCATAGTGCGATTCGAATTGGCGCGTTGTGGGTATGAAAAGCGCGATACCGAGTTATCTTCCATCTGCATATTTAATAAGAGGTTAAGTTGATTATTCATATGGTCCAATTTTAAATTTAGACGTATTAGGTTGTTATTAATAGTGCGTGTCGCGGTCATTATTATTTACAATTTATTTTTATTTAAGGATTTATACTTAAGTAGTATTAATTTAAATAAATGAAATGAATGAAATGAATGGTGGATTAAGTGGCTTAGTTAATCTTGGCAATACGTGTTTTATGAATACTGCCATTCAATGTCTCGGCAATACTAAAGAACTTACCGATTATTTTCTATCAAATACCTTTCCAGAAAATGATATTTGTAATCAATGGAAACGCTTAATGAATGGTATGTGGGAAGATAATTGCACAGTATCTCCAGTGAGTTTTTTTAAAACAATAAAAATACTAGCATGTAAAAATAATAGAAATCTCAATTTCACACAAAATATTCAGAATGATATTCAGGAATTTATTATATTTTTTATTGATGTCGTCCATGAATCATTAAAGACTGAAGTTAGTGTCAATATAAAAGGAACTGTAAAAAATAAATTAGACAAATTGGCGATAAAGGCTGCTAAATCATGGAAATCCTTCTTTGAAAAAAATTATTCTATTATAGTCGATTTATTTTACGGACAGACGTTAACAGTCATATCCGATTTAAATGGCACAGTCCTATCAAATACATTTAATCCTATGTGTGTATTTATATTACCCATCCCCATTAATCAAACCACGATAGAACTAAAGGATTGTTTCAGAAATTATCTAAAGGAAGAATTATTGGATGGTGATAATAAATGGCAAGATAAAGATAATAACTATATTGAAGTAAAAAAACATATTGAAATATGGGAGTTTCCAAAGGTTATTATTATTACATTAAATCGTTTTAATAATATGGGTCGCAAACTCAATAATTTAGTCCACTTCCCAGAAATATTAGATTTAAATGAATTTTGTTCTGGTTATGAAAAGAATAATAGCATATACGAATTATATGGTGTTGGTAATCATATAGGGAATAGTATGGGTGGCCATTATTTCGCCTATACTAAACATGGTTCTCAGTGGTATGAATTTAATGATTCCAGTGTAAATAAAATTAATGCGGACAGTATAGTGACAAATAACGCCTATTGTTTATTTTATAGAAAACATTCGCTATAATATTATCGCTATAATATTATATATGGCTTATTATAACAATTCCAGCAACTACGTTATAGCTTTTATTCTCTTTATGATTTTGGTATTTTTAGTAGGAAAAGAATACTATACTCTAACCTATCTACGAAATAGTAATATCGCCTATGTGGATGTTACTACATCATCGCCATTCACATTCCCACCCATTAAAATATATGATGGAAAACCTGAAATGAATTCAGCTGAAGAATTATTGGCGACAGCGCCACCCACCACACAACAACCCATAACGACAACCGTCCCAGTTGATCCACGCAAACAAGTATTTAACTTATCCGAAAATGTATATACATATGGTGACGCAAAACTGGCATGTAAATCAATGGGTAGTAGGTTAGCCTCTATGGAAGAAATGGCCAAAGCATATAAGGATGGCGCTAATTGGTGTAATTATGGATGGTCGCAAGAACAAATGGCATTATTTCCAATTCAAAAAGCCTATTGGGATAAAATTCAAAGTAATGATAAATTAAAAAAATCATGCGGGTTTCCTGGTATTAATGGTGGTTATTTTAAAAATGATAAATTCCGCTTTGGAGCCAATTGTTATGGAACAAAACCATTTCCTAAACAAGGTGAAAATGATAAATCATATAATAATAAAATACAAAATAAACAAAATACAATTAAATTACATTTATATGAAAATATCGAACCAAAAGTATCACCGTTTTCCAGAAATAAATGGTCGACATATGAATAGATAAATTGATTGATAGATAAATTGATTGATAGATAAATTTATTGATAGATAAATTTATTGATAGATAAATTGATTGATTATAATTATTATTCATATTATTAAAAAAATTGATGATTATTATTCAAAAAATGAATAATTAATTATTAATTATTGATATGGAGACTATAATTATAAATTCAGCTAAAAGGGTATATGAACAGCTGGGTCCCGGTCATGCCGAAACCACTTATCAAAAAGCACTCGGGCATGAATTAAGCACGCATCAAATTAAATTCGATTTGGAACGTCATTTATCTGTTACCTATATAGATTCTATTAATAATATACACCATTTAACCTCAGATCGAATCGATGTTTTTATACATGATAATGACATATATAATGAAGGTAATATAATTTTGGAATTAAAGGCTACATTAAAAGGTATTCAAGAACAAGAAATAACTCAAATACAAAAATACTTTAGACAATTAATAAAAGAAAATACTAAATTTACATACGGGGTTATTATCAATTTTCCGCAACCGAGTTCAAAAAATATTAATAAAGAGATTGATTATTTAGTTATTAATCCACATATTAAACCAATAACGCCTTAACCGCATTAGCGACATGTGTACCAGCTCTTATAAATCCACCAACTAAATTAGCATTTGTTCGTTTAGCCTTTGTTCGGTTAGCATTTGTTCGTTTAGCCTTTGTTCGTTTAGCATTTGTTCGTTTAGCATTTGTTCGTTTAGCCTTATTGCTTTTAACAGGCGTTCGTTTAGCCTTATTGCTTTTAACAGGCGTTCGTTTAGCATTTGTTCTGTTAGTCATAGTCATATTATTATATATAATAATATAAGATAATTATATTATATTCATAATTATTTTTTGGTTTTTTTGCTTGATAAGAATGATTTAGGTAAATCTGTATTATAGAGTATTAGTTCTAAGAAATCGTTATTCGTGGCTGGACCCGTTTTATCTAAAATATTGACTCCATCATCCCGACATTTTTGTTTTAAATTGAATAAGTAATCATCTAATATTAAAGCATATTTTAGATGAAATTTGTCTATTACTTCTTGGTCAGATAGCATACTTTATGATTCTATCTATATCTATATATCTATAGAGAATATAATAATAAGTTACATTAATACGCATTAGTCGTCGAATTTTTATAGATGAAATACGATAATCTCATTAGAAAGGTATTGAAATCTTCTTTAATATATACATGATTATTCTCTAGATATAATTCTAAATCACCATAAATATCTATTATATAATTCATAATACATTCTTTTTTTGTTATATCCGTTTGTAGCCATTTTATAAATTGTGTTTGATCATTCATAGTTAATTATGTAATATGTATAGTGTGTATAGTGTGTATAGTGAAATACTATATAATTATTTCGATTTTTAAACTTAGGATTTTTTTTTCTTTATACATTTAGACACTTTACCATTTTCATGCCGTTTCTTATTTATATTTTGTAGGATATTATCGATAATATCATCATTTTGTATACATTCATGTAGTGTTTCAGTAATAAGTTTCAGTGTAATTGGTGATTGTGTTTGTGTTATTTTATAGGATATATTACAATCATTCATTTTAAAAGTGGTATTCTGCAATTTATTGTTTTCTATATAGTTTATTATAGATTGTTCTTGTATATCCTTATTATCTCTATATTCTTTCGTCATTCTATTCAATTTCGTTATTTGTTGGTCATAATTTACCCATTGTTGAACAGCATTCTTAAATTGTATATTAGACATGCTTCTATACACACACTCTATATTTTTTTTGTAAGATAAATTCTTAATAATAGGAAGAAATTTGCCAATGAGAATATGGATATAATTAGGAATAATATAACTATAACAAGGAAATATGGATATAGTTTCAATGATGTATATAGTATTAATGGGTTAAGAAAATTGGTTTGTATTTTATTAAAATTTTCTGGATGCTTTAATTCGATGCTTAATTTTTCTATTAGTTGTTTAGTTAAATCCTTTATCATATATTTAGTTAAAGAAAATTATTTCAATAAATATATTACACGATGAATTATACGCAAATTAATATAGATGACATTAAAACCGATGACGCATTAAATGTCATCTATAAAGGTAATAAAATAGTTTTTAAAACACCCATATTATATTTACCATTTGGTGTCGATAAATCCTATCAAAATATTTTCATGAAAATGCAGATGCGCACGAATTATTATGATGATGATACATATGCGACATTTACCACATTTATAGAAACCCTTGAGGCGAAATTGGCTGAATTGACTGGTAAAGAAATCCGATCACAATTAGCTTATAATAATCGTTACGGAAATACTCTTATGACCAAAGTTCCTCATTTTAAGGATCGTGTGTCTATAGATGTTAATCGTGATGGAAAATATGCTGTATTCGATAGTATTGATAGTAAACAATATTTGACATTAGAATTAGTTGTCGATCGGTTATGGGAATATAATGAAGATACATTAACATATAAAATCAAAGTTCAAACTATTAATATTATAGAGTAATTTTGCGTTTAATAGAATATAATAAAATTGACCTAAATATTATAAATGTCTTCTAATAATCAGGTTCGTATACGTAATTTTAATGATATAGTCATTTCTGATATTTCATTTAAAGAACCCGTAAAAATTAAGGGTAGTTACGTGACATTGGCTCATATTGATGATGAAGAGATTTATATACAAACTCCTAAAATTATAAATCTTAATGGTATAATCAAAACCGATACACGCGCACATATTGATTTATTTTTCGAAAAACACCACCTTAATTTCTATGAATTTTTGAGTAATATGGACGATAATAATGTTTTAAAAACTTTCAATAATAGTCAAACGTGGTTTAATAAATCATTTCCAATAGATATCGTAGAAGATTTATATAGCACCCCATTAAAACATAAAAATCCCCCAAAATTTAAATTGAAAATACCATTATCTAAAGGTGATATCGATACACAAATATATGATATAACAAATACACAAATAAATTATGATGATATACCCATTAATAGTAAACTTGTATTTTTATTAAAATTTGTTGGATTAAAATTCCTAAAAGACCAAGTTATAGCCGAATGGACTCCAGTTCAAATTAAAATATGCCAGGAAGTACAAAAAACTTACAGTTCAAATAATTATCTAATCGATGATGCTATTATATCGGACAACGAAGCCAATGATGATGAAGTCGACTTCGAAGTCGAAGCCGAAGCCAATGATGATGAAGTCGAAGCCGAAGCCGA